ATTGGTTGCAGCAACGAATAATGTATTTATTGGTGGTATTGCTGTTTGTAATGATAAAGATTCAGCAGCTGCTGATGAACTATGTCCTCCACTTGGAGAGGCTCACTGTGCACCTGATGCTGATGGTGGATCCAGTAACGTATTCGTAGGAGATTAAATGGCTACAACGTCATATGCAGATAAATTTACAGTAACTTCTCTGAGGTCGGAGAGGTATAGTGATTTCTATAATAACTTCAGCAAGAACTTTGGAACAAAAGACCTTGCTAGACTGACTAACGAAGATTCTATAATCAACTCTTTGAAGAATATTATTTTGACAAGAAAGGGAGAACGTCCTTTCTTTCCAGAATTTGGTTGTAATATTTCTGGATTGTTGTTTGAAAACTTCTCTAAATTTACAACAGATACGATAGAGACTGAAATTAGAACAGCTGTTGAAAACTTTGAGCCTAGAATCAAGACAATTAAAGTAAAAGCTCTTGAAGCACCAGATAACCACTCAATTGAACTTCAATTAGTTTTTACTACTATAAATAATCCTGAGAATATCTCTATTAGTTTCTTCCTTTCAAGAATAAGGTAAAATGGCAAATTCATCTATCAACCTAATTGACTTAGATTTCAATTCTTTGAAGTCGTCGTTAAAGTCATATCTATCATCACAATCAAAGTTTCAAGATTATAATTTTGATGGCTCAAATATGAGTGTTTTGTTAGATGTCCTTGCTTACAACACATATCTTAATACCTTTTATATGAACATGGTAGCTAGTGAGATGTTTCTTGATACTGCGCAACTCAGAGACAGTATTGTATCTCATGCAAAGGAACTAAACTACGTTCCTAGATCTTTCAGATCTGCTCAAGCAAATGTAAACATTTCAATAACACCTTCAACCAACACGTCTTCTGTTGTTATTCCAGCTAAGACAGGATTCACATCTCGAGTCGGTTCTAATACATTTAACTTTGTAACAAGTGAGTCAATCGCAATCACAACAAGTAGTAATGGTGTATACTATGCTAATAATGCTACCTTGTATGAAGGGTCGTATGTCACAGACACTTTTGTAAAAAACAGTGCTATTGAAAATCAAAGATTTGTTTTAAATAATCCAACTATTGATACAACAAGTATCGAGATTTCTGTTTCTGAAAACAGTGGTGCGAATGTTTACACATATACCCAGGCATATTCATTGTTTGGAGTAGTTTCAAATACCAATATATTCTTTGTACAGCCTGCTGAAAATGAGCAGTATGAGGTTGTGTTTGGTGATGATATATCGGGTAGAGCACCTCGTAACGGTGCAGTGATTGGTATAACATATAGAGTTTGCAGTGGTGAGTTACCAAACGGAGCAGATACTTTTGTTAATAATTCAAGTATCGATGGACATTCGAACGTAGCTATTACAATCAATTCCGAAGCTGTTAGTGGATCTGTATCTGAATCCAATAATTCAATCAAATTCAATGCTCCAAGAAGTTTTCAGACTCAAGAAAGAGCAATAACCGAAAGTGATTACGAAATATTATTAATAAGAGAGTTTCCAGAGATTCAAGCAATATCGGTTTATGGGGGAGAAAAAGAAAGTCCTCCTCAGTACGGTAAGGTGTTTATTTCTGTTGATATAGAAAATTCTGACGGTATCCCCGAAATAAAAAGAAGCATTTACAATAATTACTTGAGCGACAAGGTTCCTCTAGGCATTGTCACAGAAATCGTTAATCCTGACTTTGTTTACTTGAAGGTAGACACATCGGTAAACTACAATTTTAACATAACCACATTGTCTGAGAATCAGTTATCTACCAAGGTATTGACTACAATATCAAACTACAATAACACATATTTGAATGACTTTAACGCTAGCTTCCTTTATAGTAATTTTGTAACGAGTATAGACAATACCGATAACTCTATCATTAACAATGATACAGAGGTTATACCTTATTATTTGCTTACATTAAAAACTGGTGTAGATACTGACTTCACCTTTTCCTTTGGCGCTGAAATATTAATCACTACTCCATCTGAACAATCTCACAGTATTACAGCTGATAGAGGATTATTTTCATCCTCATTCATTTTAGATGGATTGAATTGTCAGTTGGAAGATGACGGTATTGGAAATATAAGGGTTGTAAGAGTAACATCAACAAACTACATAGAAAAAGTAAAAATTGGAACAATTGATTATTCTACAGGTACTATTACCATTTCTAACCTCAATGTGGATAGCTTCACTGGGTCTGGTATAAAATTGTACGCAAAAATAGTTAGTCAAGATTACACATCATCGTTTAGAAACATTCTTAAAATAAAACCTGAAGATATAAACGTTATTATGGTACCTAAGAAATCATGAAGCAAATAGAAGACGATATCAGTCTACTAGTCGAAAATCACTTTCCCCAGTTCTACAAAGAGCAGGGGAATACATTCATTGAGTTTGTCAAAGAATATTATCAATGGACCCAGCAAACAAACAACAATATTTTCTTTTCAAGAAATCTGCTTGAATTCAGAGATATTGATAACACTATTGATGAATTTTTATATCACTACAAATTAAAATATCTAACTGGAGCTCCAGTTGATTTTGATAAAACAAGATTTAATGTAAAACACTCTGGTGACCTTTACTCATCTAAAGGAACTGAGCGCGGCACTAAGCTATTCCTTAACAGAGTTTTTAACGTCTCTGAATCAGAATTATATTTTCCAGGAAGAGATATTATAAAGGCATCTGATGGTGAGTGGGTTGTTCCTGTTTATCTAGAGGTCTCTCTTTCAACAAAAACACCATCGTTTGTAGGAAAGACTGTGATCGGTTCATCGTCCGGAGCTTCAGGTTTTGTTGAGGGAATCGGTAGAAAATCTGTTAATGGAAAGTATATTGATGTTGTGTATCTTTCTAATGTAAATGGTAATTTTTTATTTGATGAGATAATCACATCAGATGGTAACCTTAACGAATGTCCAAAGGTTATTGGTTCTCTTACTAGAATAACAATTAATGATGCTGGTAGGGATTTCAACGTTGGTGATGTTGTTGATATTGTATCTTCCGTAAGAGGAAAGCAAGGTAAAGCAAGGATCGATTCTGTTGAACAATCAACTGGTAAGGTTACATTTACTTTATTGGATGGTGGTACCGGGTACAGACTCACTACTAATCCTGTTGTTGCAGAAAAGATGTTGGAATATACGAACAAGGTTTTTTCAAACACATATATTCCTAACTTTTTGATTGATGAAATAGTTTATCAGCCACTTGCAAATATAGTTTTTAGTTCTTCAAACACCTCATTCTCTCTTGCTCAGCTTGTAACAGGGGCTAATTCAACAGCTAATGTATCCACTGGGAGAATTGTTGGTAAGATACAAAAAACTATAACTGGAACAGCAACCGCAAATTCTACTTCCAACACTGTTGTTGGTATTGGTACCCAGTTCTCTGTTGATCTTGCCAATACAGATTTTATAAGGTTTCAATCAAACAACTCTACGTTTCAGATTAGTTCAATAACTAATAACACAATTCTTGAACTAACTACAACTGGACCTAATGTTGCTGCAAATACAATGACCTCAGCAAACGGTAGTTTTCTTGTTATTGTTACCTCAGGAAATTGGTCTGTTGCTGATAGAATTCATGGTTCATCAGCTCTTATTGATTCTTACACAGACAAGACTGCTACTGGTACGGTAATGGGAGTCAATTCTCAGTATATTGGTATTACATCGTTATCAAATACGTTTACATCAAATCAATACAACTTTATTTACGGTGGAATATCTAACGTATATGCTAATGTTTCAGTTGTAAGTACTGGATCTGGTGCTGATTTCAGCATTGGTAGTTTGACTGATGAGGAGACAGTATATCTCAACACTGACCTTATTGGTGGTAACAATTCAATAACAACTGCAGCACTTACAGGTAGTATTTCTTGCAACTCTACAAGCTCTCAAGTCAACGGAACATCTACTCTTTTTACTACGGAGTTGTATGATGGTGCTTACATAAAAATTGGAAGTAACAATACAGTATTTCAGGTAAATACAATTAGTAACATCACAATATTAGATTTGAGAACTAATGCAATAAATGCAATATCAAACACAATAAGTATCACCAACGGTGCTTATGTTTCAACCCCTCTAAGTGCTCTCAAATATGGATTTCCAAAACTACCAACTGGCAATGTTAGTATTCTCCTGAATCTTGCCCTGACAAGGGGTAGTTATGATATCGGAACAATCGCTTCATTAACAGGTATAAATCCAGGAACTGGATATAATATATCTCCTTTTGTTCTTGTAAGAGACGATGGGATTGCAAACTTCGACAGAAGAGATCTTAATCTAATTATTGAAAACCGAGTTGGAACGTTTACTAATGATGAAGAACTGGTTCAAAACTTCTCCGATCCAGCCTTCACACTGTCTCTAAGTGGATCGAATACTGGATTAAGTTTAAATGAGAGTGTTACACAGATAATTAATTCAACAGCAAATGGATACGGTATAGCTGGTTCATCTAATACAACAGTTTCAGTTGTAACTGTATCTTCATTTTCAAACTCTACTTTTGGTAATACTTTTGTTAATTCTGCAATCGGTAGTTCGTTGACTGGTACCGTTTCTTCTAATGCAACTAGCTCTCAAGTAAACGGTGTTTCTACACTATTCACATCTGAACTATCTGCCGGAGACTTTATAAAGTTTTCTGGTAATAATCTTGTCTTTCAAATTAATACAATCAGCAATAATACTATACTGAATCTAACAACAAACAGTGCTATCACAACATCCAACACAATTTCCGAAGTTACGAATGTCGCTATTGGAATGACTAGTGGAGTCCGATTGTTTGTCAATACATCTATAGCAAATGCTCAAATATCAATATCAAGAGGTTCAGTAATTAATTCTAGCTCGTCTACTATCAATGTCAGAAGAAAGACGTTCAACCAATCGTTTACTCCTGGTGTTCAAATAACAGGATCAACATCTGGTGCAACTGCTAATGTTGTATCAGTTACACAGATTGAAGATTCCTCTCTGATGGGTAACAATGCTGTTGTTAATTCTTTTGCAGGAATTGTAAATGGGACTGTCACCTCTTTATCGGTTATAAATTCTGGATTTGCTTATGAGGATGGTGAATTAATTAATATTGAAATAGATACAAATCAGTACATAGCAACAGGATATGCAAACCTCATAAATCAAGGTGTTGGTG